TGAAGAAAAACAAGTTCAAGAAGTTAGAACTTCTACTCTTGATTTTGATGAAGTTATAAAACGTGCCAAGAAAATTCTTGATCTTGATAACCCTGCTGAGATGAATTACAAGTTGAATACTTTGGCATTGAAGTCTGGTTACAGAGATCAATCTTCTTTAGAAAAACTTATTGTCGATCAAATCCAATATGAAAGCCAAAAAGGTATTCTTGATTTAGCAGATCTTTATGCTTTAGACATTCAGAGAGAATACTTGATTCCTGATATTCTTCCCACTCCCTCAGTCGTTTTAATTTACGGTGCTGGTGGTGATGGTAAATCCATGAGTGCTTGGACTATGGCAAGACATATTGCTACTGGTTCTCCTTTCCTTGTTAGAGGTAGTGAAGTTCCTGTAGAACAGGGCACAGTTCTTTTACTTAATGGAGATCAACCTCTTACTCAGCTAAAAGAACAATTAGAAGAAGTTAATATCCCCTTAGATAGCAAAGTAAAAATTCAAACAGATTGGCAACTTCAGAGATATGCTCAATTTATAAAACTAATGAATCAATACGAACCAAAATTAGTTGTTATTGATTCACTTATTGGTTGTAGTGGTGGTAGAGCTTTTGATGAAAATAAATCAGACTTTGCTCAACCTCTTTATTGGCTAACTAGAAACAATGGTGTTCTTTTCCCTAAAACAACTATTTTGATTATTCATCACGCTAATAAAAATGGTGGGTTTAGAGGTACTTCTGCTATCAGAGATGCGGTTGATGAAACTTGGAAACTATCTAAACCAACTCAAGAACAGGCTAATAAGGTTGGACGTTCCAGTAGATTTATTACTATCGAAAAATCTAGGTCTGGAAGAATGGGAACTCAGATGATTATGAAAATGAAAGAGGATCTTACTTTTTCTATTGAAGACTTTACTCCTGAAGTTTCTAACGACCCTTCTTCTCCTACTACCGTTCAAGATAAAGTTCTTCAAAAATTACGTTTAATTCACCCAGAAACTTATACTATCAATCAAATGATTCACGATCCAATGGTTGATGGTAAAGATGCTGCTATAAGAAAATCGTTCCAGAGATTATTAAAAAGAGGATTAATTGAAGTAGTAGAAGATGGAGAGTCTAATAAATCTTATAAAGCTATCCTCGCGTGCGGAGAGGGTACATATCTTGTCCCATTGGAAGAATCGTAGTTGTGGAGCGTGATTTCAGTGGGACAACACTATAGGACAACTAAGATTGTCCCACTCTTTTGAAAACTATGGGACAATTATGCTTGTCCCACTACCTTGTCCCATACCAAATCAATGTCGTGGAACGGGATTACAGGAAATGGGACAATTTAAGGCACTCTCCCCAGGGATATATTTACTACTTACCATTTATAAAATCTAATTTTATTGGAACGATTAATGACTCCAGAACAAAAAATTAAAGCCGCAAAACAACGAATTAAGGAACTTCAAACTTTAATAAATTTATGGACTAATAAAAAAGTTAATACAATCAGATTGTGATAATATATTTTTAGAGATTACAATTCATTGGAACGAGGAAACAAATCAAGGGGTAATAAGAGGTATTACCATGTATTAATAGATATAAATAGAGGTAAATTATTTGATAATTACATAAAAGAAAACTTAAAAACTAAACCTACTTTTTGGATTAGAGATGTTGTTTATAAGTTTTTAAAGGAAAACGTAGATGAAAAAGTATATAATGAAGCGTTGAAGAAAGATCAAGAAAATTGGAATCAAGTTATTCAAAATCGACTACAAGGAAGAGCTTTATCGAGAATACTGAAAGCAACGAAAAAGAACCTAGAATAGTTTTTGATGGAACGTACCATTATAAAATTTTAGATGGTAAGCGTCATTGGCTTACTCAACCTCCAGAAACATACGAAAGATGAAAAGAGAAGAACATCCTTCTACTAAAAAACTTAAATTTTTACAGGAAAACAGAAAAAAAAATTTAGTAAGATTATTGCTAGATGTAGAACTTCGTGGGGTGGATCACAAGGTTCATATAACTAAAGATTCGAGAGCAGACCTAACAGTTTATGATGGGAACTGGGTCAATGACCATATCAGGACTGCTATTGTTAAACATAACTATGAAATCAATAGGATACCAAAACTACAGGTAAAAGATTTTAGTATTAAAGAAATCAGAGAGTACGAAATTTCACTTAACTGAAAATGCCAATAGGACAAAAATTTAAAATCAATCAATCCGTAAAAAGAAACCATACAATCGGATATTCAGCTAGTAAATACTCACAATTCACTGGTACGATCCAAGAAGCTCTTACACGGAAAAATAAATTAGGGGTTTCTCAATATTACTATAAAGTCTTTTGGGAAGACGGAAGATCATCTGAACACGCTCAACATAGCCTTAAGTCTGTCTAGCAATGTCTTTTTATTTTTATATCTTTTCTTTCTAATTTTCTTAGTGGTTTTTATTTCTTGAACAGTAATTATTGCTTCAAGCTCTACTAAACGACCCAATATACTTGCAAGGAATACATCTTGTTTCATTTGGTGTCTTATAAGATGAGTGCAGTATCTTTTTATGTTGTCATAATCATCACTATTCATAATTTCTCGGCATCTCATTTCAACAGAAAGTTCTAATTCTGGAGGTGCTGGTTCAATATCTATATTGAGAAATTTTTCAGGATTCATTTCACTGGGAAAAGCTTTTCTTCAATCATCTTTACGATTGCATCATCTATATCATTATCAGTTTTAGATGAAGCGTCTTTCAACATCATTAATACTGCTCTGCGTAAAGATTCACTTTTACCAAATTTGATAAACAATCCAATAAGAAACTTTGACATAATGTTTTGTGTTCTTTCTCAAACATACCAAACATTAACGATTTCGGCCTTCTAATCTGCTCACATCTTTTTCGAGTTGATTTACTCTGCGAAATAATTCGATAATATCTTTTTCTCTTCTTCTACTAACATTAGATAAAACCATCACGAAAGCCGTTGCTGCGACTCCGATTAATACAGGATAGATCTCAGACATTGCCTTAATATATAATTATGCTTAGTATGACTAATAAATGTAATTTATGACAGAAGAAACTAAAAAAGGACCACTAAAAAAACTGAAAGAAACTATTGAGGACAAGGAAGAACAGCTTGCATTTATTTCAGTTGTGGTTCGTTTGGTGGTTGTCGGCTGGAGTGGTTTCATAGTTTCCCTTAATTACATAACGATCCCAGGTTATAGTACCGAGCCAAAGGATATTACATTCCCTGCTAGTTTGCTTACGGGAGCATTGGCATCATTTGGTTTAGAGGGTGCAAAGAAACGTGGTGATGGAACATATAAACCTGACGAGAAACCATTGAATAAGAAAGAAGTAGAACAGTTACTAGCTACACAATCAGGTAGCTTTCAAACTATTAGAATAGAAACTCCGATCAAGATACTTGGTGCGGAAGTTGTTGACAAAAAAGAGGACAAAAAATGAAGAAATTAATTCCGTTATTACTTTTAGCTTTTAGTCCTGCTGCATACTGTGACATAACTCAGAAATTCACAACATCTGCACAGATTACTGTAGATATGCCATATAGCGTCACAAATAAGCTTGGAACGACTTATTCATTATCAGGTAATAATATTACTCCATCTGTAACTAGCGGAGGATCTACAACTTCTGGAGCTATTGGTGGATTAAATGTTGGATCATTGACTGATGGAGTTCCAGCTTTGATTCAAACTGACAAAGCGATCACAAGTGCTGGCTCTGCATTTTCCATAACAGAATCAGTAACTATGGGAGATGCTACACCATCTGCTATAACACCATCATCAGGTATCTCTGCCTTACCTCATCTTGGAGGGCAAACAACAATAGGAAGCGGAGGTACAGCAGGATCTCTCGGCATGACGAGTTTAAGTAGC